GAAACCCCGGTTAAAGTTGTATCGTGGTTAAATGAATTGATAATATCATTAGATCAAAATATTGGAGAGTATAAACAATTTCTAAAGGATTCTAAAGGTTCCTCTGAATATTTCAAAAAATCTGGAGAATATACTAAACTGTTAAATCTTCAAGGAAGTTTACAGATTTTAGTATCGACATACTATGACAGTGAATATATCATAGAAAAAGAAGATAAAATAATAAAATTCACACCTTTAAAAGTGGATAAATTATCTCAATACATCTTTAATCACGGGGAAACCGTCATAATAATGTCTGCAACGATTATTGACCATAAAAGTTTTTGTAAAAATTTGGGAATATCTAAGTATGAATACATTGAAGTTGATACGGAATTTGATCACACGAAGGGTCCAATTCATGTCATGGTTAAACAAAAATTAAATTATTCAAATTTAAAACAAATGCTTCCAACTTTAGCTAAACAGGTAGAAGGTATTTTAAAGGAACATGCAGATGAAAAGGGAATTATCCATACACACACTCAATATATTGCAGATTTCATGAGGGATAATGTAAAAACCAAAAGATTTTTATGTAGAGAAGCAGGTGTTAAAAACGAAGAAATTCTAAATTTACATGAAAAATCTAGAGATCCCACAGTGTTGGTATCTCCAAGTATGACATATGGTGTTGACTTGAAGGGCGACTTGGCAAAATTTCAAATCATATTAAAAGCACCTTGGCTTCCAACTAAAGAAAAACGTGTAGAACAGATGATGAAGATTGACAAACAGTGGTATTCGAATAAAATGCTTTGCACGTTGGTTCAAGCATGTGGTCGAGGATTACGATCTGTGGATGATGAGTGTGTGACATATATCCTTGACGGATCGATATTTGATGTGGTTTTGAGAAATAAGGGAAAACTTCCGAAATATTTCATAGAACGATTCGAATGAGAATCTCTCGAATGAGAATCTCTCGAATGATTAGATATTCTACACGTATAGGATATAAACCGAAACTTTTAGAAAAAACAAAAAACAAAAAAATGAGCAATTTAAAAAAATACTTAGATGGATTTTATTGGTATGATGAAACAAATGAAGATTTGATCTCTAGAACACCAAATGCAAAAATTCAACCTGAATACCCATCATCATATCAGATGTATTTTGGAACTGCACCAGTAGTCTTCCTACGAATTACTGATAAAATACTACCAATAAATAAGTTCAAACTTTTTGAAAAGTTTCTCATAAATGAGGGATTTGATATTAGCGAATGTGGAAAAGAATCATTTAAATACGTTAATTTTGAAAAACGTATAGTTATAAATGGGGATGTGTTTTCAGATAAAAAGAAAGAAGAAGACGATGACGATGAGGAGGGCGAGGATTATGCAATAAGTTCTTGTGATTCGGAAGTTATATTTATATCTGTATTGCCAACCAAAACCAATAGAGTCTTTATTGAAAGAGTAATCAAAAAATTAAATACATTCTTAATTGATGTTGCCAAACAAGTTGATAAGTTTTATCTGATTGCTCAAAATCAGCAAGGGTTATTCACACAGAAGACCAAATTTAAATCTATTCCAATCAAGGATGAACGTTATGATCTATTCTACGGGAAGAGATTTCCACATGATAAAATGAAGAAATTTATTGACGATGAAACCGACAATCTTATGCTTCTACACGGTGATCCCGGAACTGGAAAATCTAATGTTATAAAACATCTCATAACTAATTCTAAAAAGAAGGTCATATATATTGCACCATCTATGCTTAGTGTTATTTCATCTCCGGGATTTGTAACATTTATGATGAAAAATAAAAATTCAATTTTGTTAATTGAAGACGCAGAAGAAGTATTATCAATTGATAGAAACTCCGCAACTAATAATCTTCTTGGATTAACAGATGGATTTTTAAAAGATTCTCTTGGATTAAAAGTTATAGCAACATTTAATTGTGATATTGGTAGGATTGATCCAGCGTTAATGCGTAAAGGTAGAATGTTTTTAGAATACCATTTCGATAAGTTGACTATAGATGAGTGTAAAGAATTGGGAACATATCTTAATATAACACGACCAATAGATGAACCTATGACATTGGCAGAGTTCTTCAATGAAGAAGATAATCATGTTGAGAGTAATTCCTTCGAAGAACGTAGAATTGGTTTCGTATGAAAGTAGACCCATACCAAGACGTAATAACCTTTGGGAAATATAAGGGTGAAATTTTTGACACTATTGCTGAAAAAGATCCTTCATATATTATATGGGTGAAGGAGAATGTTAAGACTGTTACCCTCCCCCAAGACTATACCGATGCCATCGAATGGGATATTATGGATAATGAAGATGAGTATTTAGATGCGTGGGGTGAATGGATGAGTCGTTATGGTTAAATAATCAATAGTGGAAAAGTATTCATATTTCAGAGAACAACAAAATGTATTAACGCAATTCGTAGCAGCATTTGATGGCACGTTTGTTTATAGATATACGAAAGACTTTGAAGCTAAGGAGAAAATTAATGTTCGTTATGTGTTTGGACCCAAACAGAGAGTATTATATGATATAGTTAATCAGGCGAAGAACTTAACCTTGCCTGTTATTTCTATCGAACAAACTAATTTAAAACGAGATCCCTCAAGAATTCAATTTAAGGATCAGAAAATAACTCGTCCAAACATAAACGATAATAAATTTATATCGAGAATTCCATCCCCTGTTCCAGTAATTATGGATATTTCGGTATCCATAATAGCAAATTACAAAGAGGATATCGATCAAATAGTATCCAATTTCATCCCATGGTGTAACCCATATTTTATAATCTCATGGAAGATCCCAGAGGATTTTGGAATGGATTTTATAGATGAATTGCGAACTGAAGTAACTTGGTCGGGATCAGTTGATTATGAAAACCCTACAAATATTACACACACTGACAAATATAAAATTGTTGGGAATACTTCGTTTACGATTAAAGGATGGATTTTTCCCGCACTGGAAACTCCACAAGCCCCAATATATGTAGTTAATACTAATTTCGTCGCGGTGTCGAGCGGTGCAATTTTAGACGGGTATGATGATTATTGGTCATTATCTGCAAATGATACAACTGATAGTATATTAATCTCAGCGTATCCCGAATTCACTAATATTTTTTATAAGGGAATGCCTATATATGACAATATTAATATCTCAGACCAAGACCATACATTTACATTTTACGGTAAACGATTTGGATTTAATAATTCTTGGTATTTAAGCGGTTATAATGTGGCACCTTTAATATTGGAGGAAATCGACACCGCCAAATTCCCAACAATTTCCGCATATAAAATACCAGAAAATTATGTCACAATTGTTAACGATAATATTGCAGTAATATCGTTCGAATATAACTACTTATCTGCGGGGGAATTCACGTTTGTTACATCCAATAGTGCTGGTTGGGTTAAAATGGATACAAACGTAGTTGTTATTTAACATTTTTACATAAATAACAATATGGCAGGTATTCAGAATAATCCGAATAATCGGAGTAATTTATCCAGAGATGGTAAATCAGGTATGTATGATAGATCAATGCAGACCTATCTCAAAAATAGATTACCTTATAATTACAGTGTTCTTGATTCGGATGAGTCTAAAAATACAAAATATAAATATTTCCAAAAGGTTGGAATGCGTAGACCGGAAGCTCTTGCTAAAAATTCGGTAACTCTAAATAACCCATATAATAATACTGCCTTCTCCGCCATCGAGAGAGACAAATCATTTGGAGATATAATGTATGCATCTGCATCCGAGGACAAACCCGGACGTTTAAGAGATTATAGGACCATGGCAGCATTTTCCGAAATTGCTGATGCATTAGATGAGATATGTGATGAAACCATTAACTCTGATGAAAATGATGAAATCATTTTATTAAAGTTTAAAAATACCCAATTAGAGACTGATAAAAAACAGGAGATTCAAGATGAGTGGTATAAATATGTTGAACATTATGATTTTCATAATAATGGATGGACATATTTCAGACAATTTTTAACTGAAGGTGAATTATTTTTCGAACAAATAATTCACGAAGACTATACCAATGAAGGTATATTGGGAATTATAAATATTCCAGCAGATTTAATAGACCCAGTTTATTCAAATATTCAGAATATGTTAGTTAAAGGCTTCTTATATCAAAAGCCTATCTTTGACCCCAATGATCCTAAAAAGGTTGAACGATATGAACCTATACCATTTGAAGAAAATCAAATAGTATATATTAATAATTCGGCATATAATGAAACTAAAGATTTTATTATACCTTTCATAGAAAACTGTAGACGAGCATATCGCCAGCTATCAATGATCGAAGATGCCGTAGTCATCCATAGAATGGTCCATGCCCCTCTACGATTTGTGTTTAACGTTGATGTTGGGACACTTCCAGTTCCACAGGCTGAATCATATCTAAGAAAATTACAATCACAATATTGGTCTTCAAAAACATTTGATGCCGATCAGGGTGATATTGTTAAGAAATATAGTCCACAATCCACTTTAGATAGTTACTGGTTTGCGAAAAGACAAGGGCAGGAACCAACTACCGTTAGTGAAATTGGTGGAACTCCGGGACTCGGAGAACTTCATGATTTAATGTTTTTCAT